CAGTAAGGTTATAAGTAATACTTCCAATTCCACCATAATTTTCATGAATGTTAGTTATATTAAAGAGTTTGTAATCATACTCAGCAGAATTGTATCCTCTTCCTGTTGATCCTACACCTACAGAAATACCTTCAATAAATACCAATTCTCCAACTGAGAATGGGAAGGTATCAGCAGTACTATATCCAACATTTAATTCAACAGTTACATCTTTACTAACTGTATTAAATCCAACAGTTGAAATACCAACACCATTACTATTGTGTATAGGAACTACAGTAGGAGGTGCATCATGCATACCAAATGTATTTTGTAAAATCTCTACATTTGGATTTCCTAATTCATAAGATAATTTTAGATCTAAAACTGGTTTTCCAGTAAATCCATCAATAACAACTAAACCAGGATTAGCATTATAACCTCTACCAAAGGAAGTTACTCCTACCTTTTGAACAGATTTAAGAGCATCCAACTGAATAATCTGAGGCATTGCCGCTGATGGCATTAATGTTGGATCAGATGGGAAATCGTATCCAATATCAGAAAGTGTTATTGTTTTAATTTTACCAATAGATGTACTAACACCAGAAATAATCGCATTAGTACCTAAAGCACTCTTAATCGTAGTAATTCCAGGAAGATTATAATAATTTTCTCCTGGATTCTTTATTTCAAAATTAGATATTTCTCCATATGCACTAGGACTAGTAGTTTCATATGTTAAAGCAGATAATTCACCATAAGATGCTCTTTCTGGAATTTTAGATAAAGTATATGTAAATTGATTGGTAGCAGCTATAGTAATCTTTTGACCATTTGCTCCACCCTCATTATACAAACTTTCCAAAACTTCTATCTGACTTCCTGAAATAACATCTTCGTCTACTGTAACTTGTTTCTTTACATCAGGAAGATTGCTATCATAAAGAGGTTCTAATCTGTAGAATAATTCACGGGGAACTTCTTTTGTTATTTTTAGAGTAACGTTGGCATTTGTTGTTATACCAGGAGCTCCATTTCTTACAACATTAAAGTCTTTAGTTAATGTAGTAGTATCCCAAATCTTAGTAAAGTTCTCATCTTTATAGAAAGTGAGTTTAAATGCGGAATATCTAGTAGCTTGGTTTATATAAGATAATGATGAATCAGAAACATCAAATACAGCATTACAATCTTTATATAATTGTATTAATGGATTTATTGGATTAATTATTCCTCCATCACCAGCACTCGTAATTCCAACTACAGGTGGTATATCTTCAGTAGATTCATGATATGTTGGTGATAACTTAAATGAATTATCATCAATTCTAACGATATAATATATCTCATTATCAGACAATCCACCAGGTATAGCAGATGCTACACCTACAGTATGAATAACTTTATCACCTGTCTTATATCCATGATTGGTAATGGTTATTGCATTAGTAGTTGTGTTTACACCAGATGCTGCAAACGTCTTAGGATTAATTACTAGATTTCTATTATAATCATTATATTTGACTACAATTGAAGTGTCTATGCCTGGACTAACATTCATAAACACTTGTTGATCATTTAATAAACCATGAGTTTCTCCAGTCGAAACAGTAACCTTGGTTCTATTAATTTCACCAGTAATAACATTATAATTTGTCTTAAGACTATGATATACACCAGTTCCTATTCCAGCAAAGAAGAACGTTGTACTGTCCCTCTGTGTGCTTGCAATGCCCACAAAAGTACCCGTAGTACCTAAACCTACCCTACAAGTGGATAACCCAAGTATGTCATCATTAATCCTTGCTGCAAAAAGAGTTTGTCCATTTATTAATGTTTTTACTCCTGTTCCTGCTTTACCGTCTTCCCAAATAGTAATACCTGTTCCATTACCAGGTGAATATGTTAATTTATCTCCAGTTATTAATCCATGATTAGGAATATACATTTCCTTAGTCTTAACATAAAGCATTGTTAAACCAGCACCAGCATTAGAGAATCTAAGAGTGCTACCAATACCAACACCAGATAGAGTGTTTACACCAACAGTTTCTTTGGGTTCAAAGTATATCTGGGTATTTTGCTTATACTTGTAAGTAGTATTAATTCCAGCATTAATAACGACTTTACGAGGATCTTCAAGTAATATTGATGTAACGGTATGAGATACCCCTGTAACACCGTTCTGACCCCTTAGAACCCTTATACGTGCTAGATCAGGTTCGATATTCAATACCTGAACTGTTTCCGTTCCTATACCTAAAATATCATTAGGTCTAATAGCTGGGAATTTTAAATCACCTTGAACATGAAAATGAGTAACTATTCCTGTAGCACCATCAGTTCCAATAGCAACTGCTGTGGTTCCTATACCAGTTAAAACAAGACGATTAGAACTTATACCTGCAACATATGTTCCTTCAATTTTAGACGAGGTTGTAGATAAACCCGTCACATTCATTTTATCGGTATTAATCCAATTAATAGGTTCATCATTAATAAGTGTATATTCACCCAGTTGTGGACCTGGATAAACTTCTACACCACTTATGCTACTTGTAGCAACACTTACCTCAGTAATATTTTTACCTACAAGTCTCGAAACTGCTGCTGCAGCCTTACCACCACTAGTTCCTTCATTATTAAATTCTACCTTATCACCAACTTTATAATTCTTTCCACCTGTTGTAATACCAATACTCTCAACAACTCCTGGAGCAACTCCTTTAAGATCAATATGCTGCTTCAATTTATTTGGAATAGGCATATATTGATATTGTTCATCACCTTCAATCAAATTATAAGGTGCAGTATTTCTATACCAATTAGTACTCCATGTAGCTTCTTCTTTCCTATCATCTTGAGTTAAGAATCTTCTATCCTTTCCTTTAGTTAATAGATAATCATCTTGGTTAGAATATTGAGTAAAATTAAACTCATCAGGAGTTGATTGATAATTATCACCTAATAGATATGGGAAAGTTGGTAATTTGTAACTATTAAATTGACCACCTTGTTCAGCACCTGAATCACTAATAGTTGCAAAATAAGCATAAACTCCATTTGGATATTGAGGTGTGATACAGAATCTTCCATTATTAGCATCTAAAACAGTTTCGTCTGTTTTTTCTTTATATGTAAAATCTTCTACAAAGAATCCTGGTCCAAAAACAGTTAATGGTGGTCTATTTTCTTTAGATGCTGCTTCTTCTACATAACCAGATTTCATCTGAGCTACAGAACCACCTTCTTTCTTAACATAACCATAAGGACCGTAAATAGGATTTCCATCATATGCCCATCCAATAATGGGTGAATGATCTGGAGATTCAATTTCCTGTCCATTAACACGTTTTAAGTCTGGTTGACCATATAATGACACTCCCTCTTGATTCGTCGCATACATGCCCTCTCTGAGTTTCCTGGGAGCATATAAATGAGTATATTGAAGTCCATATCCTCTATTCAATCCATTTACAATAATTCCATCATCAGATGTTATTTGTTCACCTTGATAATATTTTTCAAATAAATTTACAGTCCATTGCTGAACATTACTACGAAGTTTTACTTCAGATCCAGGAGAAAGAACGTCAATAGATGTAGCATCTTTGGTATATCCAGCTCCTTTATTAATAACTTTTACTTCTTGTAGAAGATATGTTGCGGTAGTTCCAACTCCTACTGTTTTAAGGATAGGAGTCAATACAGCACCTTCACCATCTCCATTAATTTGGAAATCTGGAGGAGCAATATAATCTTTACCTCTATTCTTTACATATATCTCAGTAATAGATCCATTATTGATAATGGGAATAACTTCACCTTCTGCACCAGATGATAAAGTTACATCAGGTACTCTATCAAAATTCTGTACTTCAGAAGCACCATATCCAACTCCTTTATCAATCAAATGAATAGAAGTTACTTCTCCTCTGAATATTGGCTGAATCTTAGCTTCAAAAGTTTCTACTCCTACAGATGTTACACCTACTTTTCCTTTTAATGAAACATTGATAGGAGGATAATTGAATTGATGAGTTCCTACACCAATATAAGTTAAATCACGGAATTGTTTTGTTCTATAATAAAAATCTTTAGCAGTAGTCCCTACTCCAACACTTGTTAATCTAAAATTATCTTTATCAATTACATTAACATAATATTGAGTAGAAGTAGTTAATCCAGTAATAGGAGTTCCTGTACATGTATATTCAATAATCTCACCAGATTTATAATCATGATTTACAATTTCTATTTGATCTGAAGAGGTATTAATTCCTGCAGGAAATGCTGTTCTCTTTTTATTCTCATATCCTGATCCAGAATTAATTACATTAATTGATTCTATAACAGATTTGGTAGTAGATGCCTTTATATACTGTACACCATCACCACGAGCAGTAAGAACTGCAGTTTGGATCCCTGCTAAAGCACCTGCCCTTGTGGTATGGAGTTGTATTACAGTTCCACCAGTTCCAACTACAGAAGCATAATAAGATGCATTAGTTGTTAATCCACTAATAACCCTCTGACCTCTAGTATCGTATATTACCTTTTCACCATTAGAGAATTTATGATATGTGGAAAATCCAATTGTAGATGGTAAAGTTCCTGTTGTTCCAAGTCCAACTTTACTAGAATTTGAGAAGAAAGGAACTGAGTGTTCTACTGACTGCATATTTACAGCAACATTCGCACCCTTACCATTTCCTCCAGTAATTGTTACTACAGGAGTTTCCTCATATCCAAAACCAGGATCAATAAGTCTAATATCTTTAAGAGATCCTCTAACAGCCACACATCCTGTAGCACCTGTTCCAACACTATCCGCAATTCTAGTAATAGGAGGATTAATTATATCATAATCCTTTCCTCCTCCAAGAACATCTATACTTTCTAGTTGTCCATAATGAACCTTATCATATGACTTATAATTTAAAATTTCTACACCATTTGCAAGAATACCAGTAGTTCCTGGAGTTGTCTCATATACCGTTCCAGTATTAATTGGTGGATTAATCGATCTTACAAGTTTTTGTGATCTTAAAGTCTCTTCATGGAAAGTAAATGGTTCAATTCTATTGTCTGTTACAATTCCTACATTATCAAGAAATACATAATTTTCAAAATAAAGATCGGATCTACTTTTTGCAAGTTTAATACTATTTTCATCTACCCTTTTAACAAAATAAAGACCTTCTGAATTAGGGAACAATTCAGATTTAATAACATAATTATCTAATCTAGTACCACTGGTAGGATCTACGTATACATCATTAACTATCTGTGGTGTATAGTAAATTGCATCTCCAGTATAATAACCGTGGTCAAAAATAGGTACACCAACAGGTGTTGTAGCATCAGCAATAATATTAAAGGTATCTCCATCAAAACTTCCATTAAAGATAATTCTATTCGCATTAACACCTAAAGCAGAAGCATCATATGAAGGAATGGAAGGTGATGTAATTAAGAGTTTATCCTCTACTCTTTCTTTATAAACATTTTGAACATCACTAGAATATACAGAAGCTTCTGGGAAGTTAAGTGCATTTACCTTTGAGATTTTTCTTTCAATTATATAAGGATTATCTTCAAGGTAACGAGTAACATCAATTTCACCTTGTTCTTTCATAATGAAAGATGTTGAAGAAGTTATTTGACTTATAAGAGAAGGTGGATAAGCAGTTCTTGCATCTGCAGATCTAGAAAGAACAGCTCTATCTCCTACTTTAAATCCATGATCAACATCAGTAAAGACTTCATAAGTCCAGTCTGAAACGTCTATTAATCCTAGTTGTTTTACCTTATAAGTTGGTGAAACATTATAGAACCAATTAGCTAATCTATAATCAGTATTACCAATTCCTAAAGCTTTAAGTTTTATACTATCTCCACTTCCATAAAGACAACTTGCTCTATCATATTCTAAATTATGAATAACAGAAGTAATTCTTACTTCAATAGTCTCATCTGGATCAAGTATAGATTGTCCATATGCAAATGTATTAATACCAACTGATTCTGCACTACTAATAGTTTTAGCAATTCCAGTTAATCCAAAAAATTGAGTTAAGTTCTTAGAAGTATATGAACTTATACCTACGGTTCCATCAACATATTTCCAATGAAGTTCTCCGTCAGTTGCAAATCCTACTGTTGAGTCTACATCAAATGTAGTTGCTCCTGCTGATACTTGACCAACTATTCTAGTTCTAGGATGAGTATTAAATGTACCATAAGTAGCACCCTCAACCCTTGAGTCTCTATTATAACCAGCATCTACACTAAACTTATAGAAAGTCTCTCCAACACCCACTGAGATCTTTTCTACATGGGTTATAGGAGCATATGCTTTCTCTAGGTCAGAACCCTCATATTCATCTTGGAATAAAGTAGATAACTCTAGATTCATAGGGTCACCTTCAATAGGCTCTACTACAAAATCCCTAGTAATTTTATAGTTTGCATTAGATGGTGTAAAAAGGAAATCACGAGGTCTTATAATATTAACTTTCTCGTTATATAAAGATTTAAATAAAATCTCAAATCCTCTATCAGTTCCCTTACTTAAATAAAAATCTTTTGATTGCTTTATAAAAACTTCTTGGTTTAATTCTGGTGTAAGTTTCCTTCCTTCTAAACCTGGTGTAATTTGATGTTTTGTTTTAGTAAGAAACTCCTTAAGGAAAAGACAACTTAAATTTTCAATAGTCGAACCTTTAGGATGTACATCAGCCTCTGAAGTTTCAAAAATTAACTCTTCTGAATTAGTAGGACTTCTATAAGAAGTAACACCACTAAAACCTCTAACGCATCCAGTAAAACCAAAAGTAGTTATTCCAGTATATGTAATAATTTCATCATTAATCTTTAACAATCCATAGGAATCGGGAAATCCCAAAGTTCCTGTTGGATAGTTTTGCATATCAATATCAATTGCATCACTAGAGATACCTACAGTCGCACCTAACCCAACAGATTCTGTAAGATTGGTTAAATTATCTACTTTGACATATTGATCAATATTATTAACTAAGTCAATTGGACCACCTTGATATTCTTGTCCCTGATAATATGATTTTAAAAATTCAGCAACTAATGGATAATCAGATTTTACATATCCAGGAAGTTGATTCTGGACAATGTTATTAAACTGTACTCTTTTTGTTGTCATTTGATATGTCTATTCTTAGTAGGATGACGCTGTTGTAGATGTACTAGGAGCAGAAGCTGTACTAGTAGAATTTATATCACTATTACGACCCCCTGCACGAACTAGGCTACCATTAGCATAACTTGAAGAGGTAATGTAATTTGAACCAGATGGATCTAAACCAGATGCAATATCATCAACTACAGTCTCAAATATGCTGTTACCTATATCTAGTTGTAAATAAAGATCCTGTAATCCAATAACATCATTAGAAACAGGACATGCAGATATTTCAATAACAGTCTGACCATCCTTTACCATACCTGATTGGACATTAATAGGATTAATAGTAACAATTCCACTCTTATAATCAATAGTTCCTATATTTCTTCTAATAATAGTTGGAGTTTGTGACTCTAAAGCAGGAAGAGTGAATAAAAATAGTGATCCACTTATTTTATTGGTATTGGGAAGATCTGAAATATAGACATCTTCCATAATTCCAGCTATTTTAAATGCAGATGATTTAATGTTATATCCACTCATACTCTTAATATGAAATTCATTTCCAAAACCAATAGAGTACTCTGCAAAAGAGTTAAGTACTGCTCTAATGTCTCTTCTTATGTAAATGGTAGTAATATTAGATGTTATTGCCTCATTACTCTGATCGATAAGATTTAAGAATTTACTATACTTAAATCTAGCACCATATTTGTTCATATCAGAAGAATCAGCATATTTTTCAGCATTATTCTGAACTAATGATGATACATATGCTGCAGAAGGTGCTAAATTGGTGTTAAAATAGATTTTTGCATTAACTTCAATATAAAGATACTTCAAATCTAGTATTTCAGGTACAATTCCTGCTACTGCGTACTTTTTAAGCTTTAATTTTATCTTTTCTTTGATCAAACTAGGTAAAAAGTCACCAGTTTTGGGTTTTATGCTAATAAAGACCTTTCCAAACTGTGGAGGAACTAAATCTTCACCTCCAAAAACAGAAATTGACTCAGTTTCAGGATAAATCCGTGATGGAATCAAAGATTCGTAGTCATTTGAGGTTACTGCTCTGTTTTGTGAAGAATAAATCCTTGGAGCAAACTTTCTAACCGATTCTACGGACTCAATTTCTTCTCCACCCGATGCAGTTAACCCAGTTGTCATCAAAGAGATGCCAGAACTGATAGTATATGTCTGAGCATTACGTGTATATGTAATTCTACCTGCAAAATTGAAAGAACTTAGTCCATTTGCTGCTTCTCCAGCAGAAGTGATGTAATTAATAGTAATAAAGTTACCATCTTCAAGTGCTTTTCCAAAAATTCCATCTCCAAAGAATATTTGATATCTTTCATCTTCAATTTCTTGTAAATAATAAACTTTTGAGTCAGATTTTACGTCAAAAAGACTATTTTGAACACTATATTTTGTTTCTGTCGTAGATGCTTCGTTTGGACGTACAGAAACAGTAACTAAATCTGTATCAACTCCAATATTTGGTAAAATAAACTTCTGATTTGGTATTCTAGATGAATATGTGAAGGTTTGAGTTAAAAGTGTGCCTTCAAAAACCTCAACATCGTTAAATTCTGCAATTCCGTTGTAAACTGGGACTGTAATATCGGTTAAAATTGAAAAAACAAAGGATTGACCACCAAAAGGTGCTTGTGCAGCTGCCACAGGACCCTTTTTAAGAGTTAATGTAGCAGGAGCAGGGTTAATTCCACTCGTATTTACGAAAAATGATACAGTTGCCCTTGATGATTGTCTAGGACGGGGTACATAACCAACATTTCTTGCTAATGAAACTATATTTTCTCTTAAAGTTGCCGTATCAATGAACACTTCATTAGTGATCATGTTCGCATTATAAGAAGTAATGTAGGTATTATATGCCAATACGTCTAAAATAGACGAAAGATTAGATCCCTCGAAGTCATAATCAGTGAAATTCGAGTTCGCTTTGAGATAATCTTGTAAAGTTGTCTTAACCTCATCAAAATCGAGGTTAGAAAAGTTAGCTAATGGCATTTTTATCTATTTGATTGCAAAACGAATTGTAATTCTTGTGGTGGAATTTCAGATCCAAGAATAGTATAGGTAATAACTAGGTCAAAAGAGTTGTTATCATAGTCAGGAAATGCTTCAACATTGTTCAATTCCACTCTAGGTTCATAATTTTCAATTGATTCACGTATTTCATCAACGATAATGGTTGCAGTGATGTCATCTATGTTCTCAAAAAGAGATTCAGTGATGCGTGAACCGAAAGAAGGGTTAAAAAACTTCTCACCAGGAGTTGTAAAGACGATATTACGGATAGAACGAGCAATTGCATTCTCATTTTTGAGTGCAATAAGATCTTCATTCAGGGGATTTGCCTGAAATGTCATACTAATATCTTTAAATCCTTGACTAACCCGTTCTAAAGGCACTCTATTACAGCAATTATTGTTTATTTATTAAGGATTGCAAACTAAAATTCTGTTAAGGTCATCGCATCCACTTCATAATCTAATCCATCGTCCTCAAAATCTCCAAAAATCTCACTTTGGACTAAATCATCACGTTTTTTAGGTGTCAAATGGTCGTTTGATACCTCTCTTAGCATTTTTTTCTTGGAGTTTTCCATAATTTTGGTATGTTTTTACTATTTAACATAAAAAAAGGAGGGACTT